GTCCACGACGGTCTCGCCTCGGTCAAACACGGCCGCGACGGCGTCCTTGACGCGCTGCGTGGGATCCGGCCGGCTCTTGGTGTAGCTGTAAAGGACGACGGCCTCAGAGGGGTCGACGCCGCGCTTCTCGGCTGCGTTGAGGATGCACTGAGCGACGAGCATCTGCCCCTCGAAGGACTCCCCGCCGGCCTCGGCCATGACCACGCGCTCGACGACGTCGCGCTCGGCGTCGGTCAGAGGGTAGCGCACGGCGGGCTCGGTCGGCTCCACGGTCTCAGCGGCCGGTGCGGAGGTGTCCGGGATGTATGTGCCGACAGTGGTGGTCGGCGGCAGGATGTTGGTCTCCTGCTTGCTGCCGGCCGGGGTGGTGAAGATTGCCACAGAGATGCCGCCCAGCAGAAGGACGGCAGCGGCCAGCGTGGCAGCTCTCAGGGCTTTCCTCTTGGCACGGCGGCGCCGGCGTGTTATACTTGCGGTGCGGGATCCGTATGCTGGCAGGCTGTTGGATCTTCTCGCATGGGTCGCCCGGTCGCAACGGGCGGCCCTTTCTTTTGTGGTTTCCATTGGTTTCTCCTTTCACTGAGCCCGTGCGACGGTCAGACCACAGAGGGCATGAGTGAGGTCGCTGAACTCGGTCTCTCGGACGGTGTCAGCGGTCAGCAGCACGAGGTAGTCGTTGTCGTAGTAGTCGATCTCGGGATGCCGCTGCCGGTTTACTTCATTTTTGTGGCGGGCGTAGGGCTCGGCACGGTTCCAGACGTCGTCAGGGATCCAGCGGTCGAGGTGATCCTCGACGCGCTCGCGCAGCTCCTCGCTCGTGATCGTGATCTCCGGGCTCATGCTGTCACCTCCGCGCCACGCGGGCCGGGAGCGTCTGCTCCGGGCGAGTCAGGCCCTTGCTGAAGCTCTGCGGCTCATATCTGACGCCCACGATCCGGCGGCCGCTGACGCCGTACTTGGGGTTGTAGCCGAACAGGTTGACGTAGCTGCCGAGATCCTCGCGCTCGTCGTCCATCGCCTTCAGCACCTCGAACAGGGCCAGCACGTCGTCGATGGCGCGATGGCTGTTCTGCACCTTGCCGGTGAGGTCGTAGGCGATGATCGCGTTGGCGAGCTTGTGCGGGTAGGCCCTGCGGTCTTTGTAGACCGTCAGGCTGTCCAGCCAGTCGATCCGGCCGACCTTCTGGCCGCGGAGCAGGCCACGGAGAAAACAGGCGTCAAACTGCGCATTGTGGGCGATCATCAGGGTCGGGCCGTTCTGCATGAGCTTGGCGATCTGGCCGGCTGCCTTGACCGGCTGCACGCCCTCGGTCTGGAGCCGCTCGTCGGTGATGCCGGTCAGGCTGACGATGTTCTCCGGGAGGGTCTCGCCCTCGGGCAGCTTGATGAAGGTGTCCATCTTGCCGGCGATCCGTAGACCGCCGGTGGCCGTGCGCTCCACGCGCAGGGCGGCGAGCTCGATGATCTGGTCGTTGTCGAAGTCGAGGCCGCTGGTCTCGGTATCAAACACGACGAGGGCCTTGTAGCGGTCGAACAGGGTGGAGAGGTTACTCATGCCGGGCCTCCTTCTCGCGGGTGGCTCTCAGGGTGCCGAGCATAAACGAGAGGGCCGTGGTCAGTTGATCCTCGGTGGCGAAGGTGCCGCCGAACTGCTCAGCCAGCGCCGCGATGATCTCGCCGGCGTGCTCCGGCGTGACGTCGTCGGTGGCTTCGTCGTCCTCGACGGAGATCAGGAGATCGGAGTCCAGATAACAAGCGGGGCGCAGGCCGTAGTCGCCGTAGTAGGCGTAGCTCCTGCCCAGCGCGCCACCGGAGTAGACGACGCGGGCGAGTGACTCGTATCCGTTAGACTTCGTGCTGAAGGCGGTGGACAGCCACCACCAGTCGTCTGCGTTGGGGATGACGTCGCGGTTGCGCCGGTACTGGTCGACCGTCAGCAGGAAGATGGTGACGGTGCAGGTGCCGTAGTCCTTCAGGCCGTCGTCGGTGGTCAGGTCGAGCTCCGTGGTCAGGAAGGCGTTGGGGCCGTTCACGTCCTCGAGCAGGTTGTCGAGGTAGGCGCCGTTGAGGTATTCCTTGCTGCTGGCGACGGCGAAGTTGTTGCAGTTGCCCTCGTCAAAGGCTCGGGTCTCGATGATGTCCTTGCTCAGACAGAGGGCGCGGCCGTCATCATTCTCCAGCAGGATCCAGCTCTGGCCGGCATAGTCGAAGGCCGTGCCGCGGGCGGCGTTCTTGAGTGCGATCTTTTTCATGGGGTTGCTCCTTTCGTTCTCTGCGGCCGAGCCTTCTGGCTGGCCTGAATGTTCGGCAGGGTCTCGCCGGCGCGGAGCCGGCTCTCACAGTGCGGGCAGATGTAGCCGGTGCGGGGGATCTTCTGGTAGATGCTGACGTTCCAGTCGAGCCCGCAGCCGACGCACTTGGCTGTCATGGGCCTCCACCTCCTTCCGCAGCCAGAGCCTCGAAAACATAGCGCCGGATGCGGTTGCGGTACTTCTTCCGGGTTCTGGCTTTCTTCGCGTGAGCTGCGAGGTGCAGCCACTTCGGCGGCACTCCGATGGCCTTGGCCGATACCTTCCAGAGCTTTTTGAGGGCAGAGAGCACAGCGTTGATGACCGGCTTCAGGGCCTCGGCCAGCTTGGCGGCTATTTCCCGCAGAGCGTCGGCCAGTTTCTCGAAGGCTTCGCGGGCCTGCTGCATCTTCTCACGATCGGCGAGCGTCATGCTGCCGTCGTAGACGTAGGGGCTCAGCTCGTCGTCGCCTCCGTCGGTCAGACGCTCACAGAACGGGAGGCCGGCAGCTTCGGCAGCCTTGCGGCCCTCCTCGAGGGCGTCCCGGCCTTGCGTGACTTCGCAATAGTCCGCGAGGCGGTTGCGGCCGCCTTCGTAGTGCCAGCGGATCCCGTCGGCGATCTCGTCGATGGTCATGTCCTCACCGAAGTGGCCGCAGTAGTAGCCGTTGACGATGACGGCGTCCGGGTCTGCCTTCAGGATCCCGATGGCGTCGTTGAGGTCGTTGGTCTCCCACTCGCCGTTCCAGATGTCGCTCCAGATCGTCAGGGCGTTCCACGAGCGGCCGGTGCGATACACGATTGTCCAGCCGATGCCGTCGCGGATCTCTGCGGCGAAGTCTCGGGCGATGTCTCTCAGTGCTGCCATGCTGGCGCCTCCTCTCTGGTGATGTGCACGACGGTGACGAGGTCGTCGATCTCGTGCTTGGTGGTGTATGTGTCCCGCTCGTCGAGCCCGATGTGCCGTAGCAGCGTCTCGGGCCCATCCAGCAGGAAGGCGGTGACGGCCACGGCGTTCAGCCGGTAGACCGTGACCTCCACGGTGCAGCGGGCGTCGTCCTCATCCAGCGTGGACGGGAACGAGGCCCGGCAGATGGGGCTCGCCTCGTATCTGAAGGCAGTCGCGCGGTTCTCGCCGGTGATGATGTCCTTCACAAACTCCTCGAAGGCTTTGCGAGGGATTGAGCTGCGGTACTTGTCCAGCGTGACGTCGGCGAGCTGCCGGATGGCTTTGATGTTCATGCGATCACCTCCCGCGCTGCTCGAGCGGGGCGATGATGATGTGGTCGACGCCGCGGCGGCTGAGGCGGCTGGCTTCGCTGTCTGCGTCGCTGCGGTTTACTCGGCAGCCGTGGCAGGCATACGTCCCGTCAGGGCGCTCGGTCAGAATTGCCCAGTTATATGCGTGGGTTTTGCTCGTGCGGATCAGTTGGTCTTTGTAGTAAAATTTCATGGTGGTCTCCTTTCTTCTTGGCCCGGCCAGAGCCGGGGATCTTAGTGGTGTCGAGTCCCTGAAAAGCAGAAACACGACCGCCGGATCGCTTCAGAGAGCAGCGCGGAGGGGGTGCGCAGCTCGTCCATTTTCAGCGTCGGGGTCGTGTGATCGTTTTCATGTTGGGCTCTCCTTTCTTCGGCCCGGCGCTGCCGGGTGTTCTTGGCTACTGTGCGGCCGGTGCTCGTTTACCTCTGCGCTTGAAGCTCTCACGCAGCCGCCTCTCGGCGAGCTCTGCGCTGTACCCTTCGCGCTGGTTGGCGTCCAGCGCGCCGGTCGCGCCTCGCTGGAGCTCCTTGTAGATCGTGGTGTGGTGGACGCTCAGGCGGGCCGCAATATCGACCGGCCGATCTCCGAGCAGATGCCACGCCTCGATCTTCTTCCTGTCCTCGAAGGTCAGGTAGCGGTACTTTCCCGTCAGTCTCACCTCCGTCCTATGGGGTTGTAGTAAAGAAAAAACGCACAGCCGACTCAGTTGAGTCTCTGTGCGTTTAATGATAATGGACAGCTTTGAAAAATTAACTCCAGATTTTTTTGCTTTTGCCGCATCTTTATGGTATGATACCATTATCTATGCGTGATTGGGCCCTCTGTGCTGGAGCGGTGGCAGAGGGATCCTGTTTGACCCTGATTGGGAAAGGAGTGGACGGCTTGAAAAAGTACTGGCTGAGCGGAGCGCTTCTCCTGCTGCTTCTGCTGACCCTGTCCGGCTGCTTCTTTCGGGAGCCGGAGGACCTGTATCAAAGCCCGGAGCAGTCGGCGGACTACCTCAGCTTGACCCAGACCATCCGGAACGTGAAGGACTCGCTGGCCCAGGAGTACGGGGTGGAGGTGGAGGACGTCTCGGTGATGAGCGGGGACAATACCGCCCTGATCCAGCTTCAGGACCTGGACCGGGACGGTGAGCGGGAGACCGCTGTGACCTTCTTCCGGGTGTCTGAGGCGGAGAAGCCCCTGAAGATCTACTTTTTTACCCGGACGGCGGAGGATACCTATACCGTCAGCGCGATGGTGGAGGGAAACGGGACCGCCATCTACCGGGTGGACTATGTGGATCTGAACGGCAGCGGATGTAAGGAAGTTGTGGTCAGCTGGCAGATGAGCACCGGCGTCTATCTGCTGGGGGCCTACTCCCTGGAGGAAGCGATGGTGCGCAGTCTTCAGTATGCGGCCAGCGCCCCGGCGGGGAGCGCCTCCGCCCAGGGGCTCCCGGACCGGGAGGCCCTGCGGGCCACTGAGTGGATGACCACTGTATACGACAACTATGCCCTGTACGATCTGGATCAGGATACCCGGACGGAACTGGCGGTGGTCCGGGTGGACAAGGCCGGGACCAACAGCGCGGTGGACCTGTATGGCTGGCGGGACGGCTCCTTCATGGTGCGGGCCTCCGCACCGCTGTCCATGGGGATCTCCAGCGTGGAAAAGAACGGCGTGGAGACCAACTTCCTCAAGGAGGACGGAGACGTGCCGGTCCGGGCTCTGTACATTTCAAGTGAGCTGGCTGACGGACACCATGTAGTGGACGTGGTGGCCTATCAGGACGGGAACTTGAAAAATCTGAGCCTGGATGAGACGGGGGTCAGCCGGGAGATGCTGGACCGCTATGTGGATCTGGAGCCTACCGACGTCAACGGGGACGGTGTGCTGGAGCTGCCTACCCCAGTCCCTCTGCCCAACGGAGGGGACACCTCCGCCTCTGACTTCTGGCTGATCGACTGGAGCCAGTACAGCAGTACAGGGAAAAAGATGAAGGTGTGCACCACCTATCATAATGTGGCCGACGGCTGGTACCTGATCGTGCCGGAGGAGTGGAAGGATCAGATCACTCTTCGGCGGCGGGACTCCATCGGACAGCGCTCCGTGATCTTTTATCACCTGGAGGGGGAGGGCGAGGAACCCACGCCCTTCCTGGTCATCTATAAGTTCACCAGCCAGTTCGA